TCCGTTCTCGGATCTATTGGCCTACTAATCGCTGGCCTTCGCTACATAATAAAACTTGAGAACCTTCCGCTAATTTCGAGACTTGACAAGTTAGAATCTACCCTTGAAATCGCTTTAGCGGAAAGGATTAAGAGTGGCACAAAGAAAACGCGTCGCTAAAAAACCTGTTAAACGCCGTAAGCGCACAGTTAAAGAACTTCCTACAAAGCTTGACTTTTGGGCTATTGCAGCTCAAGAGATTTACAAATCCTGCCGTAAAGCTGGTATGAGTGAAGAACTAGCTCTCGCCTTTGCTATGGATAGAGACAGCTGGCCGGATTGGGTAGTAGACCCTTCAGATCCAATTAAGAAAATTGGATGGGAAGACGGCGAGGAAGACGTCTAATTTACTTTAGAGAGGTCGAACTCTTTGAGGCGCTAAAGGCCGAATTTCCGGACTTAACGCCACTATCGGCGACTGACCGAGCCGATGGCATAACCGGCGACGCATATATAGAACTCAAGTGCCGCAGAACCCATTACCCGACTCTTATGATTGAACGTAAGAAATGGCAATACTTGGCCGAAATAAGGGCTAGAACGGGCGCTAGGACGCTTTACATCAACTCGACGCCTAAAGGTATCTACGAGTTCGATTTAGGGGCTATAAACGAGCCTGAGTGGCTTTGGCAGAACCTTCCTAGTAAGACTGATTTTGCAGGGTCTCAGCAGATAGGAAAGTGGGTCGGATATTTAGACCTGCGACACTCCCGACTCCTACTTGCCTAAATAGATTTATCTAAATAGATTTAGCCAGTAAATCCATTTTCCTAGGGTTTACAAGGGAGCTAAATGATAAATAAACCTCATCTTATTCGGTTTGATAATCAATCCGGAGCTTGGACTGATGGTAAAAATTACGTTAAAGGCCAGATAATCAGGCGATACGCAATTGAGAATCTAGGCCGCAAAGCTGGCCGGGGTCGTTTATCCCGGAAAGAAATTTCTGACTACTGGCTAGATAGATTCGGGGTGAGTGCAGATGTTGAGTAATTTAGTTATTTACTTCTTAACAGCCCTATTGGTTTATCAGGCTTACAAAATCGAAGGCAGAGAAGATAGAGCCTTTCGTAAAGGATATGAAAGGGGGCTAAAGGATGGACGAGGAACTTATGGAAAGGTCTCTCAATGAGTGGCTTGATGACGCTAGAGACACCCTCAACGACAGGGGGTTCGAATATGGTGATCCGAGAGACAATCTATTACGCATTTTCCAAATCGCAAAGTGTCTCGGTATTCAGCTGCGAGACCCATCTGACGTCGCTTTGCTTTTTATCGCGACCAAACTCTCAAGAATGGTGGAAAGTCCGGGGCGCGAAGATTCGTATCTCGACCTCATTGGATACAGCGCAATCTTATCCAGAACCAGATTTACCGATTGGAGCGACTTTGACACTTTTGAGAAATAGCAACCCGAGCCAATGGTGCGACATCTGTAAGCAACGCTACGGATCTCATCGAGGCGAATGGAACTTAAAGGCTCAAAAGCCTGCTTACTGGAAATGCGTTAGCCAGAGTCCATTGAGAAAGAACCAAGTCCGCTTCTACTGTCTGGATTGTGCTAACGATATTCAAAACTGGCCTGATGGCACATTTTACTCATTAAAAGAACAGCTCTTAGATGGTCTAAGAGGAGCAACAGAAAGGTTGAATTTAGATGTCGAATTACCTAGATAACTACGTAGGAGTTTGGGAACGCTTTGCAGAATTCACAAAGGCACACCCGGACTATCGCGTAAAGACTCACGTATTGGCCGAATCACTAGCAAAGGAGTGCGATGTTTATATCGTCAAAACTGAAATCTTTAGAACTGAAGTTGATGCTAATCCTTGGACGACGGGTCTTTCTTCAGAAGTCAAAACAAAGCAATACGCGCTTGAACTTGCAGAAACTGGCAGCTTGCAGAGAGCTTTACAGTTGGCTGGATACTTGGCAAAGCCAAATGGGTCTAAATCCAACCAGAGCCACTATAAACCAATACAGACAACATCAGAGAAATTGGCAGAGTTCGTTAAAGAACAAAGACCAGAAGACCCAGAACCAATAGTCCATAACATTCAACACCTAGTCGATGAATTAGGCGCTGAGATAGTGGATGAAGTGCCAATCTGTAACCACGGCGCTATGGTGCTAAAGCAGGGCAATAAAGAGGGCAAAGACTATCGAGGATGGGTTTGCAGCTCTAAAGATCGTAACGAACAATGCCCGGCTAAATGGATGAAGATTGACGAGTCCGGTAAATGGGTGTTTAGAAAGTGAACCTAGACGTCCATCCGTTTAAGTGCGGTCAATGCAAAGCCACTAGACCTCACCGGCTACTCAAAGAATACGACTGTCCAGACATACCCGAAGCCCCGGGAACTGTCTGGCTCGTTGAGTGCCAAGGATGCTTCGACCAACGCATTATCTATCCAACTGAGCGAATAGTTGCCAAAGAGGATGACATAGTGCGTTGCGACGCTTGTGGTAATTGGAATATGAAGTCGGTTAAATGCCGAGTCTGTGAGTTAGCTGCTGGGAAACAAAAGCTAGTGAGTAAAATATGGACTGGGAGTCAGACAATCGAGGTTCCAAGTGCCGACTTATGAATTTAAGTGTCCACAATGCCAAATCACAGTAGAACAGCAATTTAGCGTCTATTCTAATCACTCGATATGGTGTTCAGATTGCCAAGTCCTAATGGAGAAGCAATTCTCAACTGTTGGAGTGATATTTAAGGGAGATGGATGGGCAGGAAAGAAGTAAGAAGGCCACATAGCCTTTCTTATATCCGTCAGCTGCAGTCCTGGGGATTCACTAACGAATTCATAGCCCGGGACTGTGGCATATCAATTGATTCGCTAGAAAGGCGCTTAGAAAGAGCGCGGATAAGGGAGCAAAATGGGAATCAAAGAAACGAGCCTAAAGCTTGCAGCTGTAAGTCTGATTGCAGACGAAGCAAAGAAGGCTAAAGACAAGTTAAGAGCCGAACTACAGACCGAGATGGAAAACATCGGAGCAGATCGGGTAAAGGCTGAATTGAATGGTGAGACAGTCGCTTTCGTAACGACTACTCAGCCCAAGTTCAAGTGGGAAGTAACTAACGAGCGTAAATTCGTTAATTGGGTTATGGACAATATGGCCGATGAGATAGTGACATCAGTTAGAGAATCTAGTAGAGACGCCATTTTAAGTAAATTCAATTTAATGGATTCGACAGTAATTGACCCGAATGGTGAGGTAGTTGATTGGTTAGTGCCTAATGTTGTAGATCCATATTTAGTGACTAAATTCCACTCTGACGGCAGAGAGAAGGTTAGAGAGGCAATTATTGGGAAGGCTATTGAGGCGGTTAAAGTGTTGGAGTTAGAGTGACTGTCGTAAATAACAATAACCCCAAAGGAACGTCGGACGAGCATTACACACCTAAACACCTCTTTGAGCGCCTTAATGTGACCTTTGATTTAGACGTTGCTAGTCCTGTTGGTGGGTCTTATGTGCCAGCTAAAAAGTATTACACAAAGTTGGAAGATGGGTTGGTTAGTGAGTGGTTTGGTAATGTGTGGATGAATCCGCCATATAGTAATCCTACGCCTTGGGTAGAGCGCTTGTTGGATCATAAGAACGGAATAGCTTTACTGCCAGTTACGCGAGGTAAATGGTGGGATAAACTATGGGCTAGTGAATGTGCCATTATGCCTTTAATCTATAACTTCTCATTCGAGCGGCCTGAAGGCCTTAAAGCAAAGCCCATTGTGTTTAGAGTAGGTTTATATGCTTTTAATGAGACCAATATCACAGCATTAAAGATGTCCGGTTTGGGGGTAATTAGGTAGATATGTCCGTTGACATCGATGTTAGACTCCCTGCGAGGCGGGGCCCTAAGGCAGCCCGTCGCAGAGCGCTTAGGGGCTGCCTTTGTCTTCGCTTGATAGCTACGACGCTAACTGCCGTTTCATTACTAATAATAAATACACCTAACTCAAATGCTATTTATCTAAAGCGTTATCAAACTGAATGGGCTTTAATAGCGATGAACTACTACAACCAGAACTTAGAGCAAACTCAATGTTGGGTTGAGCTAATATGGCGAGAAAGTAGATTCAATCCTTCCGCTCGCAACGGGTCGCACTATGGCCTAGGTCAAATGCGTTCCACTTGGTATAGAGACCTAAACCCTAGGCAGCAGGTTAAAGCGCACCTTAATTACATAGCGCATAGATACGATAACGACAGTTGCAAAGCGCTTAAACATAATAAGGTTAAGGGATGGCATTAATGTGTAAGCGATGTGGTAACTGTGGTAATGAATGTAGTTACTCAACTGATGAGGCTATGGATACAGTAGAGGCAATAGGTATCTAATGGCTAGAGAATATGATAAGACTCATTACAAAGTATTAAGAGAGAAGGTGTTGATACGCGATGGATACACTTGCTACTACTGCGGACAAGAAGCAAACACAGTAGATCACATAGTTCCAATTAGTAAGGGTGGAATTAGTAGTGATGAGAATATGATTGCAGCTTGCACTCGTTGCAACTCAGGAAAGCGCGACCGCATAGCCCCCGGGTCTTTTTTGACAGAGCGCAGGCGACTATCGACCCCCATTGGGAATTTTCTACCCGGGGAAACCGAGACTCGGCGACATTATGCTTGAATTGGTAAACAATCAGGGAGACCCGGCCGAAATCGTAAGCCTTAGGGCTAATTCGACTTTAAGTGGTGTGGTAAAGCCAAGAATTCACACTAAACTCACTAATAATCCGTCTAAAGGGCTTGAATTCGTAGAATTTTGCGCTAAATACGGCCAAGAGTTGCTACCTTGGCAACAATGGCTTAGTGAACAGACCTTAAGGCTTAAACCCGATGGCAGATTTCAGACTCCGGTTAATGGAATTCTTATAGCTCGTCAAAATGGTAAATCTACTTGGATGGCTTGGCAGATCCTTTGGCGAATCTTTGGACTAGAGCAAAAGCTTCAAGTTCACACCGCTCACAAGCTAACGACCTCAGCTGAAATCTTTTACAAAATCTACGGCATTATCCAAGAGCATCCAGAGCTGGAAGTGCAATTAACTAAGAAGCTAGAGGCTAGAGGATTTCAGGAATTACAATTTACCGGCGGTCGTAGATACCTAGTCAGAGCTTCTAATAGCGCTACTCGCGGTATAGCAGCCCCAGATACTATCTGGCTTGACGAGGCTCGCGAATATCACGACGAGGACGTATGGTCTTCGCTTCGATTTACTCAAATGGCATCAGCCAACCCTCAAGCCTTCTTACTGTCTAACGCCGGAGACCAACATTCAATCGTTCTAAACAAAATGCGAGAACGAGCTATGGCCTCAATGCTTACTGATGATTTAAGTCTTGGTTGGTGGGAATGGTCTGCACCGCCAGAAATTAAGTTTGATAACTCGGCTAAATTCTGGGAAGGCGTAGCACAAGCTAACCCATCTCTCGGCTACACCATCCATCCGGACAATATTCGAGCCGTTCTTAATGATCCTGAAGACATAGTTAGAACGGAAGTCTTATGTCAATGGACAGCAACTATAAATCCAATTATTCAGCCTTCTCTATGGGCTTCTTGCCAAGTAGAAGGATTGAGGCTTGACGATGGAGCAGATACTTGGTTAGCGCTTGACTTGTCACCAGATAGACGCCAAGCAGCTTTAGTGGCTAGCCAGAAAATAGACAAAGATAAATTCCAAATCCAGTTATTGCAGACTTGGACTAATCCGGGTTATCTGTCCGATAAGTTGATTGCTAACGATATAGGCGATTGGTATAGGCGTTTTAACGTTATGAAGATTGCTTACTCGGCTAGAACAGCGTCAGCCGTAGCAGCTAGGTTAGTTCCAGCCGGATTACCTTGTGAGGCGATAGATGGGCAACTTTATGCTCAATCTTGCGACGAATTCTTATCAGCTCTATCTAGCGGTCGTTTGGTTCATTCAGGCCAAGAAGAATTAACCGCTCATTGCTTGTCAGCGGTAAGACTTAACTTTGGCGATGGTGGATGGATAATGGGTAGGAAAGTCAGCGCCGCAGTAATTACGGGAGCAGTTGCTTCGGCGATGGCTTCTCATTACGCAACGCAAGCGCCTACTGAAGCCGATATTGTCGTCGCGTAGGCTTACAATGGTTAGCAATAATGGGCGCAATTAGAGATTTCTTCTTTCCATCCGTCTCACCTTCTAAGACGGCTGATGTAACAGCGGCTTTAACTCCAGTCCAAATTCAGGACTCTATTTATCAAATTATGGGCGGTTCGACTACAACTACCCGTCCAACTGCTATGTCAGTTCCAGCAGTAGCTCGCGCTCGAAATATTATCTGCGGAACTATCGGCTCACTACCTCTCACAACTTTCAATCGCATTACTGGCGAATATGTAGACCCTCATCGAGTAATTAATCAACCAGATCCTCGAGTTGCTGGCTTTGTTATTTATACTTGGCTAGCCGAAGATATTTTTATGTATGGCGTTGGCTATGGACAAGTTCTCGAAATGTATAGCGCAACCGATGGTGGACGCGTTCGTTCTTGGACGCGAATTTCACCAGATCGAGTAACTGTTGAGACTGACGCACTTAATAACAATATTACCGGCTATCGCGTTGATGGTATGGCCGTCCCTAATATGGGAGTCGGTTCATTAATTAGATTCGATGGTGGCGATGAAGGTTTATTAAATCGCGCTGGCAAAACTATTAATGCTGCTATGGCTCTTGAAAGTGCAGCTCTTAATTATGCTAAAGACCCGATGCCTACTTTGGCTCTTAAGTCTACTGGCACAAATTTACCAGCAGAGCGCATTACTTCACTATTAAACGCTTGGAGAACTGCTCGCCAATCTAGAGCAACTGCTTTCCTAAATGCTGACGTAGATATTAAAGAAATTGGCTTTGACCCTAAGAGTTTACAATTAACCGAAGCTCGTCAATATGTGGCGCTAGAATTGGCTCGAGCTTGCGGAATACCGGCTTACTTCTTGAGCGCCGAAACTACTTCAATGACTTATAGCAACGCGGTAAGCGAGCGGCGCTCATTAGTTGATTTCTCACTTCGCCCAATACTTAAGGCAATTGAGGAAAGATTATCGTTACCAGATTTCGTTCCAAATCCTGTAATGGTTCGTTTCGACCTAGACGATTTCTTGCGCGGTAACGCGTTAGAACGCGCTCAAGTCTACGAAATCCTAAACCGAATTGGAGCGATGAGCGTTGAGCAAATTCAGCGAGAGGAAGACCTAATACCAAATGAAAATTAATCTACCAATGGCTATTACAGCCGCAGACGTTGCTTCTCGCACAATTAGCGGAACGATTGTTACTTGGAACGAACAAGGTAACACTTCAGTTGGCCCAACTGTGTTTGCTAAAGATTCTATTGCGATGAAGAATGTTAAGTTGCTACTTGAGCACGACAGAACCCGACCTATTGGCAAACTTGCTTCTTATGACGTAACCGATAAGGGAATCGAAGCAAAGTTCGTTCTTGCTAAGACATTTTCTGCAGATGACGCTTTAGAAGAAGCTGCAACCGGATTAAGAGACGGCTTTAGCGTTGGCGCAATGATTGATGAATGGTCTAACGACAAAGGCGTTATGAAAATTACTAAAGCCTCATTAGAAGAAGTTTCATTAGTCACAGATCCAGCAATTGATTCGGCTCGCGTTAGCGAAGTAGCCGCATCTGAAAACGAAGCACCAGAAGATTCTGCTCCGGCGACCGCTGAAGTAGAGAAACCAACCGAAGGAGACCAAGTGTCAGACACTACCGCTCCTGCTCCTGCCGTAGAAGAAGCGGTAGAAGCAGCTAAGGTGGAAAGCGTTGAGGCTTCACGCCCAGCGTTCTACACCGCACCTCGCCTTGAGTTTACAAAGGCAAAATACCTAGAAAACAGCATTCGCGCTGCTCTAGGTGATGATGACGCTCGCTCATATGTTCGAGCAGCTGATAACACAACCGATAACGCTGGATTCATTCCAACACCTCAGAGCACAACTCTTATCAATGGTGTATCAAATGGAGATCGCGGATTTATCGATGCACTATCTCGCGAAACCCTTGCTGCTACGGGGATGACATTCGAGTTGCCTCGCATTAACACTGCCCCAACTGTGGCATTAACAAATGAAGAAGGCACACCATCAGAGACAGACCAAGCAACCGCTTTTATCTCTGTTGATGTTAAGAAGTTCGCTGGTCAACAGACTGTATCTGTCGAACTAATCGACCGCAGCTCACCAGCATTCTTTACTGAACTCGTCCGTCAGATGGAATTCGCATATGCAAAGGCAACTGACGCTTATGCTGTAACTCGCGCATCTGCAACTGCATCTGCTTCAACCGCTAAGGCTGGCGCAACTGCAGCTAACTACCTCGCGTTCTTTGCTAACGCTGCTAAGAACGTTTACACCGGTTCACTCGGCTTTGCTCGCAACGTCGTAGTGTCTCCAGATGTATGGGCTGAAATTATGGGCTTGAACGACAATGGTCGTCCAATCTACATCGCTTCCAACCCATCAAACGCAGGTGGCGCACTTTCACCTCAATCAGTTCGCGGTAACGTTGCAGGTCTTGACCTCTACGTATCTCGCTCCTTGTCCGGAACTGGCGATGGATCTATCTATGTAATTAATCCAGACGCTCTAACGTTCTACGAGTCACCTCGTTTGACACTCCAGACAAACGTAATCGCCTCAGGCCAAATCTCCGTAATGTATTACGGATATGCTGCAGTAGCTCCTAAGCTACCGGGCGGATACACAGCGAACGACAACGCTTAATTAAAGTAGTGACGGCCAGTCCGCTCCCGAGCTGGCCATCACCTAAAGAATGAGAGGAACGAGATGCCAACAATAGTCACAGCTTCAGAGTTAAGGGCTGTTATTGGCGTCTCGTCTTCCTTATACTCGGACGCATATTTAGACGACATCATTAACGCGAGCGAAAATATTATTTTGCCAATGCTTGTCACTTACTCGACAAGAATTGAAAAAGTTAAATTAACTGATAACGTCGCTTATTATTACACCTCAACCATTCACGAATTTAGCGAGGGGCAATCTGTCATCGTCACAGGTTGCGGATCTCCATTCAACGCAACAGTCACAGTAACTAATGATTTAATTGAGCCTTATGTCTTCACAGCCGCAATCACTAACGCAGATATTCTTGAGAAAAATATTATCCCAGCCGGAACTGCGACGCTCTCTGGCGCATCTACCTATGTGGGGAATCCAAACGTCGAAAATGCAGTTATTGTCACCTCAACAGAAATCTTTCAATCCAGAACCGCAGCAGGCGGACAAATCGAGGGAGTAGACTTTGCCGTTACACCTTTCCGGTTAGGTCGCTCCCTCTTTAATCGTATCTCCGGAATCCTTGGGCCTTATTTAGATGTTGAAACAATGGTGGGCTAATGCCAGCCAGCACAATTTCAGGAGACGTTAGAGGCGCAATAAAGACCGCGCTTGCATCAGTTAGCGCTAACGTTTACGACCACGTTCCGGAAGCACCTCAAGTGCCAGCCGTCGTAATCGTTCCAGATTCACCTTATATGGAATTAGAAGCAATTGGTAAATCTTCAATTCGCGTTAAACTTAATTACACAGTTACCGCCGCAGTTGCATACTTATCAAATCCAGCCTCACTTGATAATTTAGAAAAACTAACTATTAGTATTCTTAGCGCTCTTGGAGCGTCTAAGTATGAGTTAGGAACGGTCTCACAGCCTTCCGTTACTCAAGTCGGAGCAGTAAACCTACTCGTTTCCGACATAAGCTTGAGCGTCCGCTACGAGCAAACAAACTAGGAGAACAAATGGCAACGACAGTAATTACCGGTCGCGATGTCACATTCACACTTGACTCGTCTTCCTACGATGCTCAAGCGACATCCGCGACATTATCTTGCGAAACGATTATTGAGACCTACCAGACTCTTGATGGTCGCGCATACAAATCAGTAGACAAACAATGGACTTTCACAATCGAACTATTGCAGGATTGGGGCGCAGCTTCTTCCTTGTTCGAGGCTATGTGGGCTGATGCTGAATCAGCACCTAACACAACACTCGCCGTCTCATTCACAGCAGTAAGCGGCGCAGTCTTTACTTTCAACGTTCTTCCAATCTTTCCAAGCGCTGGCGGAGCTGCTCCCGGAGCACTCACCGACACTTGGACGATGACAGTCGTTGGACAACCTTCAGAATCATTTAGTTAATAGATCGGGGAATCGGGAGCTATGAAGTTAAACCTAACAATTAAATACAATAACGGCGAAGTGGAAACTTACGTCGCAGGCCTTCCAGAGTGGGCTAAGTGGGAACGCAAAACTGGGAAATCTATTTACAAGATGACCGAAATTAGCGAATACCAACAAACGGATTTCCTATTCTTGGCTCACTCAGCTTACGTCAGAGCCGCAGCTGGCAAACCAGTTAAGTCTTATGACGTTTGGGAACTCACAGTCGAAGAACTAATAATTGGAGACCCTGAAGACCCAAAAGCTACCCAACCGGAAGCATAAGCAGACTCATAATTGAGTTAGCGGTTGCTACCGGGATTCCGATGAGCGAGTGGCAAAGTTGGGAAGACCTACTAACAGGAATTGAAGTATTAAAGGAGCAAAATGGCGGAGCAGGGTCTAAGCGCTTATAGCAAGCGCGAGCTTCGCCAACTCGGTAAAGCGTTTTCCTTAATGGGAGATGAGGCGATAAGTGAAGCCAAAGAAGTTGCCGGAAAGATGGCGGACTTTGCTATTAAAGAGATACGCCAAGCTGCAGGCACTCGCACAAAAGCGGCTGGAGCAGTTAGAGCAGTTGCCGACGGAGCAAAGGTATCTAAATCATCAAAGACCGGAAGAATTGACATCGGCTTTGCGTCTCAGCGTTTATCGGGTGGCGGTAATACAAAGCAGCTCTGGGCAGGTCTTGAATTTGGATCTAATCGCTTTAAGCAATTTCCAGCTTACTCAGGTAGATTCGGTGGAGGATCTCGCGGATATTTTATCTACCCAACCCTTCGCAAAATTCAGCCTGAATTAACTAAACAATGGGAAGAAGTTGCAGACACAATCGTAAAGAAGTGGGCTAACTAATGGCAAGAGATTACAGAACGTTAAAACTCGAAATCCTTGCAGAGACCAAGCAATTCGTCGATGATATGAAGAAGTCTGAATCTCAAGTCGAGGGGTTCAGCGGTAAGTTAGAAAAGTTTGGCAAGATGGCTGCTGCGGCTTTTGCTGCTGCTGCCGCTGCAGCTGTTGCTTATGCTGGCAAACTTGCGATAGACGGCGTTAAGGCTGCTATTGCTGATGAAGCCGCGCAGACCAGATTAGCCAATGCTCTTAAAAATGTTACCGGAGCTACTAACAACCAGATAGCGGCAGTCGAAAAACAAATAACTCAGATGTCGCTTTCTTTAGGAATTGCCGACGAACAATTACGTCCAGCGTTCCAGAGATTAGCCACCGCAACCGGAGATTTAAGCAAAGCCCAAGAAGGCTTACAACTTGCTTTAGATATAAGCGCATCAACCGGCAAATCAGTCGAGGCAGTATCTAACGCACTAGGTAAAGCTTATGAAGGTAATACCGGCGCACTTAGTCGCTTAGGTATTGGCCTATCAACTGCCGAAATAAAGACTCTAGGTCTAGATGGCACAATGAAGCAGTTAGCGGATACCTTTGGCGGATCTGCAACAGCTCAAGCAAACACTTTAGAAGGTCAAATCCAAAGATTAAAGAATGGCTTTGACGAGGCTAAAGAATCTGTTGGTGCAGCTCTACTACCGGCTATTAAAGCGTTCTTTGATTATGTTACTAATCGCCTAATTCCGATTCTTATCGAAACGAAAGATAGAGCGCTTGCACCTATCAAAAAAGCGTTTGAGGATAACCGAGACGCTATTGAATCTCTTTGGAAATTTACTAAAGATTACCTAGTTCCTTTATTCGAGTTTACTTTAGTCCGCGCTATTGAAGGGGTAGGCCGAGCAATTGGCGCAATCCTTAACATTATTGGAACTGTCGTAGATGGCATTAAGTCAATTGTTAGCGCTGCTATTAGTGGCATTAATACTCTTATTTCAGCCATCAATAGAATTCCGGGCGTCAATATCCCATTAATCCAAACACCTTCATTCTTAACGACTCCCGGTGGCGTAGGTATGCAAAGAGTCGGAGCTATTACCTCAACAGACTCAGGCTCATCAACTTTTACTTCTAGTTCTAATGCCCCAACAACTAGTTCCGGTGGTGGAACTTCAACTGGCACAAGTAAGACAACCAGTTCAGCAGCTTCTAAGTTTGCCGGTATTCCGATTATTGATGCTCTCGAACAATTAGATAACGCTCTTAAATTAACTAACCGTCAATTAAAGTCAGGCGAGATTAGCCCTTATGTAGCTCAACAAAGACTTGACCAATTTATAGCAACTAGAGACGAATTGACCCGAAGCATTAACGTCAATGTCTATGCCCCTAGCGCTATGGATCAGACAGGATTTACCCGAGCAGTAGTAGACGCTCTTAATAGCGTAGAACGACGACAAGGCGGCGGAGCTAGCCAGCTAGTTGGATTATGACACTCTGGAATCCTGAGTATCGCGTAAAGGTAAACGGCTACACAGTAACCAGCGCAACCCTAGCCGGAATGACTATAACCTCTGGCCGAACTGACATATATGCCCAACCTCAAGCCGGCTACTGCAACCTTTCATTACTCGAGACAAATGAATCGTCCGTAAATTATGAAATCAATATGCCTCTTACAGTTGAAGTCAAAGACTCTAACGGCGATTTCGTTTATCTATTCGGCGGCTTTATCAGCGACCTTAATATTGAAGTAGCAACCTCAGGATCTACCGCACTAAGTCAGCGAATCAATATCGTAGCCGTTGGCGCTTTGGCTCGATTGGCTAGAGCTATATTCGAGGGCAATATCGCCAGCGATATGGACGGCGACCAGATTTACGCAATCCTTAGCGGTGTCTTGTTTGATACTTGGGACGAAGTTCCCGGCGCTGTTACTTGGAATGATTATGACCCGACTGTTACTTGGGCTAATGCGGAAAATAGTGGATTAGGCACAATTGACCAGCCGGGAGATTACGAGCTAGATTCACAAAGCAACGTTCTTAATAACGTCTATGCAATAGTAAGTGGCTTGGCTACTTCAGGCCTTGGCTATATTTACGAAGATGCCCAAGGTCGCATCGGTTATGCCGATAGCACTAGACGAGGCGAATACTTAGTTGCTAACGGATATGTAGACCTAGACGGCAATCACGCAACCGGGTCAGGGCTTAACATAGTCAAGCGAGCTGGCGACGTTCGCAACGCCATCACTATTACTTACGGCAGCGCTGGGAATCAATCAGTCACCGACTCAGATGCCGCTTCAATTGGTGATTACGGCCAATTAGCCGCTACAGTCTCAACAACGCTAAAAAATCAAGCCGACGCCGAAAGCCAAGCAGCGTTCTATTTAGCGCTTCGAGCATATCCTCAATACTTGATGAATCGCATAACCTTTGAGGTGGGTAGCCCAGAGATTGATGACACCGACCGCGATAGCCTTCTAAATGTATTTATGGGGTTACCGCTTAACATTCAGAATCTTCCGTCCAATATGGTTGGCGGAGAGTTCCAAGGATTCGTCGAAGGATGGACTTGGCGAGCTGGCTACAACCGACTAACTCTTGACCTAAATGTCTCGCCTATCTCTTATTCTCTCCAAGCCTTCCGTTGGAATAACGTCCCAATCACCGAGACTTGGCAGACAATAGATCAAACTATGACTTGGTTAGACGCTACAATAGTAAGCTAAAGGAGAACAATGGCAACGACTACTAATTATGGATGGACTACGCCGGATGACACTAGTCTTGTCAAAGATGGTGCGTCTGCAATCCGCACACTCGGATCATCTGTTGATACAACAGTAAAGGCACTAAATCCTGAAACGACTTTAGGTGACATTTCCTATCGTTCGGCCACAGCAAATACAAAAACTCGTCTAGCAATTGGAACTTCTGGACAAGTTTTATCAGTAAACGGCAGCGGTGTTCCTGCTTGGACTACAATATCTTCCGGCGGAATGACCTTAATTTCTGAAACAGTAGCAAGCGCTAATACAAGTTTATCTTTGTCTGCAATACCCGGAACTTACAAGCAACTTCATCTATATTGGACTGGAATTTATCATTCTAATAACAGCACTTATTTTGATTTAAGATTCAATAATTCAAGTTCTGCTATTCATTCGGAAAATTGGTTATTTTCTTACGGCACTGGAAATGTTGCTCAAAATGACTATAATACCCGAACCACAATGAGCATTTCGGCTTTTGGTGAGCAATATAATGGAAGCTCAACTTCTACTGGACAATTTGGCAGAGGTTGGTTAATAATTGATGATTATGCTTCTACGACAAAAGTAAAACAATACAAATTTCGAACCCAATTTTTTGTCGCCGGAATAGGCGAATTAATGTATGACGGACTTGGATTTTGGAACTCAACATCAGCGATAACTTCTCTCGATGTTGTTAGAACTTCTGGAACGGGATCATTTACCAATGGAACAAACACTTCGATTAGATTGTATGGAGTATCATAATGACAAAATTAATAGTTAATTGTGAAACTGGCGAAATAGTAGAGCGAGAACTAACTACCGATGAAATTGCTCAACAAGAAAAAGATGAAATTATTATTGAGGAAAGAAATTTACAGCGCAAAAAAAATTCGGAAGCTAAAAAAGTAATTTTAGATAAGTTAGGCATTACCGAAGAAGAAGTAAAACTCCTTCTAGGCTAATGGCTAAACTCTGCAAAGCCGGCGTCCAACTTAGAGAACAAATAGACGATGATTATCCGAGTCGCGACCGCCGTAGTGATGGTTGGATTGCTGATAGTCGTCATCTCGCTAAAGGCACTTCAGACCATATCCCGATTAATGGAATCGTCCGAGCAATCGATATAGATGCCGACCTTCAAGCTCACAAAGAAGAAGCGCATAGCCTCGCAGAAAAAATCCGTAAGTGTGCCAAACGCGGCGACAAGCGTCTCAAGTATGTTATCTATGATGGGCGGATTGCGTCATCTATCCTCAGGTGGAAGTGGCGTAAATACAAAGGCGCAAACCCTCACCGCTCTCACATTCATATCAGCTTTAACCCGTCCGGGGATACCGACGGATCTTGGTTCGACCTTGAAGGAGACAGATGAAAGACCTAATCGCTAAAATCAAATCGCCAGAATTTAAGGAAGCGTTTAAGGATTACTGCCTAGCAGTTGCAGCTTCAGGCGTAACTCTTGGCGTCTCATTCCTTCTCGACTTCGCTCCAGAATACGCAGTTCTAATCGGTGCTATCACAGCTCCAGCCTTACGCTGGGCAGACAAGAACTCCAAGCAATATGGACGCAAGTAACGTCGCAGCCTTCATAGCGTCCGTTCTCGGATCTATTGGCCTACTAATCGCTGGCCTTCGCTACATAATAAAACTTGAGAACCTTCCGCTAATTTCGAGACTTGACAAGTTAGAATCTACCCTTGAAATCGCTTTAGCGGAAAGGACTAAGAGTGGCACAAAGAAAACGCGTCGCTAAGAAGCCTGTTAAACGCCGTAAGCGCACAGTCAAAGAACTTCCTACAAAGCTTGATTTCTGGGCTATTGCGGCTCAAGAGATTTACAAATCCTGTCGTAAAGCCGGAATGAGTGAAGAACTGGCTTTGGCCTTTGCTATGGATAGAGACAGTTGGCCGGATTGGGTAGTAGACCCTTCAGATCCAATTAAGAAAATTGGATGGGAAGACGGCGAGGAAGACATCTAATTTACTTTAGAGAGGTCGAACTCTTCGAGGCGCTAAAGGCCGAATTCCCGGACTTGACGCCACTATCAGCGACCGACCGAGCCGATGGCATTACCGGCGATGCTTACATAGAGCTTAAATGCCGAAGAACCCACTATCCCACTTTAATGATTGAGCGCAAGAAGTGGCAATACTTGGCCGAAATAAGGGCTAGAACGGGCGCTAGAACGCTTTATATCAACTCGACGCCTAAAGGTATCTACGAGTTCGATTTAGGGGCTATAAACGAGCCTGAGTGGCTTTGGCAGAACCTTCCGAGTAAGACTGATTTTGCAGGCTCAGAGACAATAGGGAAGTGGGTCGGTTATTTAGACCTGCGACACTCCCGACTCCTGCTTGCCTAAATAGATTTAACTAAATACATTTAGGCCTGTAAATCCATTTAGGGTTTGCAGAAACGGGAGCAAAATGCCAAATTTAACTGGGCATATTAACGAAAAAGAAATCCGTTTGGCTCTAGATCGCCTAGTAGCACAAAAGGAAAAGTTACAAGCTGCTAAAGATGCAAAAGATGCTGCAATTAAAAAAATCGTATTACTCGAAATGGAATTGAACTGGCTTGGTTATGACGCCAATTAATCTCATTAAATTCGATTCCCAATCCGGGGCTTGGACTGATGGTAAGAATTATGTTAAAGGCCAGATAATCCGCAGATATGCAATTGAGAATCTAGGCCGCAAAGCTGGCCGGGGGCGTTTATCCCGGAAAGAAATCTCTGACTATTGGCTAGATAGATTCGGGGTGAGTGCAGATGTTGAGTAATTTAGTTATTTACTTCTTAACAGCCCTTTTGGTTTATCAGGCTTACAAAATCGAAGGCAGAGAAGATAGAGCCTTCCGTAAAGGATATGAAAGGGGGCTAAAGGATGGACGAGGAACTTTTGGAAAGGTCTCTCAATGAGTGGATTGACGACGCTAGAGACACCCTCAACGACCGGGGTTTCGAGTATGGAGATCCGCGAGACAATTTATTACGCATTTACAACCTCGCGAGAATTCTCGGTGTTCAGCTCCGAGACCCATCTGACGTCGCTTTACTTTTTATCGCGACGAAACTCTCAAGAATGGTGGAAAGTCCGGGCAGGGAGGATTCGTATCTCGACCTCATTGGATACTCCGCTATCCTCGCTCGAACCCGATTTACCGATTGGAGCGACTTTGACACTTTTGAGAAATAGCAATCCGAGTCAATGGTGCGATATCTGTAAACAGCGTTACGGATCTCATCGGGGCGAATGGAACTTAAAAGCCCAAAAGCCGGCTTACTGGAAGTGCGTTAGCCAAAGTCCATTACGAAAGAATCAGGTGCGCTTCTATTGCTTGGAGTGCGCTAACGATATTCAGAACTGGCCAGATGGCACATTTTATTCATTAAAAGAACAACTCTTGGATGGTCTAAGAGGAGCAACGGAAAGGTTGAATTTAGATGTCGAATTACCTAGATAACTACGTCGGAGTATGGGAACGCTTTGCAGAATTTACAAAGGCGCATCCGGACTATCGCGTTAAAACTCACGTATTGGCCGAATCACTAGCAAAGGAGTGCGATGTTTATATCGTCAAGACTGAAATCTTTAGAACTGAAGTTGATGCTAATCCTTGGACGACGGGTTTATCGTCAGAGGTCAAGACAAAGCAATACGCGCTCGAACTTGCAGAAACTGGCAGCTTGCAGAGAGCTTTACAACTTGCTGGATACTTGGCAAAGCCAAATGGGTCTAAATCCAACCAGAGCCACTATAAACCAATTCAGACAACATCAAAAGAATTGGGAGAGTTCATTAAAGAACAAAGGCCAGAAGACCCAGAACCAATAGTTCACAATATCGAACACTTAATTGAAACCCTTGGTGCTGAGATAGCCGATGAGGTGCCTATCTGTAATCACGGCACTATGGTGCTAAAGCAGGGCAATAAGGAGGGTAAGGATTATCGAGGCTGGGTATGTGGATCTCGTAGCCGAGAGGATCAATGTCCGGCTAAATGGATGAAGATCGATGAGTCCGGTAAATGGGTATTTAAGAAGTGAATCTAGACGTTCATCCTTTTAAGTGTGGTCAATGCAAGGCCGTAAGGCCTCATAGACTCATTAAAGAGTTTGAGTGTCCAGATATACCAGAAGCTCCGGGAACTGTTTGGCTAGTGGAATGTCAGGGCTGCTTCGACCAACGCATCATCTATCCAGCTGAACGAGTTGCATCCAAAGAGGATGACATTACTCGCTGCGAGGAGTGCGGTAACTGGAAGATGAAGTCGGTCAATTGCCGAGTGTGTCAATTAGCCCAAGGGGTAGAGAAGCTAAAGGTAAAATTCTTTACTGGACATTCCGACCAGTTTAAGGAGGTAGATATTGCCGACCTATGAATTCAAGTGTCCACAATGCCAAATCACAGTCGAACAGCAATTTACTGTCTATTCTAATCACTCAATATGGTGCTCAGATTGCCAAGTCCTAATGGAGAAGCAATTTAGCCCAGTTGGAGTGATATTTAAGGGAGATGGATGGGCAGGAAAGAAGTAAGAAGGCCTCATAGCCTTACTTATATCCGTCAGTTGCAGTCCTGGGGATTCACTAACGAATTCATAGCCCGGGACTGTGGCATATCAATTGAATCTTTGGAAAGGCGCTTAGATAGAGCGCGGATAAGGGAGCAAAATGGGAATCAAAGAAACGAGCCTAAAGCTTGCAGCTGTGGCTCTAATTGCAGACGAAGCAAAGAAGGTAAAAGACCAGTTACGGGCAGAGCTGCAAAGCCAGATGGAAAACATCGGAGCGGACAGGGTAAAGGCTGAGTTAAATGGTGAGACAGTAGCCTACGTAACGACTACGCAGCCCAAGTTCAAATGGGAAATCACCTCAGATCGTAAATTCATCGAATGGGTAAAGAGCCAGATGCCTAGTGAGATAGTTGAGACAGTTAGAGAGTCTTATGTTGATTGGGTTAAGGCTAATCTTAAATACGTTGATGATTTAGTAATTGCGCCTAATGG